CGTTCCGACGACCTCGACGCGGTCCATCACGCCATCGCCGTTCATGTCGATGACGTTGCGGTCGAGCCAGTCGAGGTTGTAGTCGAGATTCGGGGGTCCCGCGGAGATCTGCCCTGGAGTCGCGCTCCACTCCCCTCCGGCATGGTCGGGGAGCCCATGGCTGTCGGGACTGTTGAACCTCCGGTCCTGACGCGTGTAGTCGAACTCCGTCGCGACGGGATTCGACGCGGACGGGAATGGCAGCCCTCCCGTGCCGTGGCGCTGGATCGCCGCCAGTTGCGAGAAGGGCGGGTTCTTGGGCTCTTCGTTGCTCGTCTTGTTCGTGTAGAGGAAGTCGTAGCTGCGCACCTCTTCGCTCGCGTCGAGTCCGTCGCCGTTCGCGTCGATGCCGACGCCGATGCGCGCGAGCCGATAGCGCCGCTGCACCTTGAAGCCTGCGCGGTACGAGGTCGGGCAGTCCTCCTTCCCGTCGCAGATGTGGTTGTTCGTGTCTGACTCGCCCGGGTTGGCACGCTCTTGCCACTTGAAGTGGATCGTGCGCCGATCCTGGAGGGGCGCCGCGCCCGACTGTGTCGTGTGCGTGTAGGTGATCGTGCTGGGGTAGACGTAGGTCTCATAGGGGATCACCACGGCGCTGCCCGCGCCGGCGACGTCATGGTCGTTCCAGTACTCGATCCGGTAGGAGTTCCCGCGCGGGTCGATCACCTCCGAGAGCGACCAGCGGAACGTCTCCGCGGGCGTGTCGCTGTTGCGGTAGATGCGCGAGTGGAGGCCGGTCCCGAAGAGCATCTTCGTGCCGTCGGGTTTCGTGACCTCCCAGTGCGCGCCGCTGCCCGGGATCCAGAGAATGCGGCTGCCGTCCGCGTAGCGGAGGTCGAAGCGGTTGCTCGTGCCTTCGCGGACCAGCAGGTCGCCGCCAAGCTCGAACTCGTCGTCGGTTCCCTGCGGAGCCGTGCCCGGGTCGTTGTAGTAGGGCCGGTGCTCCCGGGTGCTTCGCTCGATGTAGGGGAAGTTCAGCGACCAGCCGTAGCCGTACTCCGAGTGCTGGGTCTGCGTGTTGTAAGTCAGCACCAGCTCGGGCGTCATGCCGGCCGTGCCCGGCGGAACGTCGATCTTGTAGGCGTAGGCCGCTGTGCCATTGAAGGGATCCGTCTTCACGCGCTCGGGTGTGACCAGCTTCGGAGAGTTGCGGAGCTCGGGTGTTGCGTCGGTCGTGGTGGCGATCGCAGGGAAAGAAGCGAGAACGGTGGTGGCGAGGGCGCCGGCCATCCCTGAGAGTGAGCGGCGTAGCGTGACCCGCGAGGTCCTCATTGGGACACCCCCTGGGTCGCAGTCGGGACCGGACCGGAGAGATCCGCCGTGGCTCGGGCTGCATCGATCTCCGCGTTCGACGCGCCGTAGCGCTGGGCGATCAGCGCATCGTCGGTCCCACTGCGCACGGCCTCGCGCACCTTCGCCTGGCGCAGTCCTTCGCGAGCGGAGTCGACGGCACGCGCGCAGTCCTCGAAGGAGGTGCCCGTCTGCGAGAGCACCTTGGGGTTGCAGAGATCGAGATGGGCGCTCGGCAGGAGAAGCTCCGGCGTCTCGCTCTCGTCGCACTCGACGAGCTGACCGGGGAGCAGCGTGCCGCCTGGCGTCTCGCGCATCGTGAGCGACTTCTTGCAGCCGGCCCATGAGGGTGAGACAACGAGGATGCTTGCGACGAGGAACGTGACGAGACCGACGAAACGGGAAGACGCCATGCGCGGGACCCCTCAGGTGCGCGCAGTCGCTACGCGGACAACCGCGCGGATCTACCCTACACCGGAGGGCACGTCGTCTGTGTGTGAAGTAGTTCACACGTTCTTGCAAACGACAAACAACCCCGTCTTGCGCCCACAAGCGCGGGATGAGGCGCGAAAGCACCTCACGCCGATGGCGGCGGATTCCCGTATCCCAAACCCTTCACCCTCTTGGGCGAAGAGGTGTGGCGCGGATGCTCCAACTCTTCGATCGAGCAGCAGTACGTCGGGGCGACTTCCGCTGCTGGATACGAGGCGGAGCTCGCCGAGGGTCTCCGACATCGACATTCGTCGACCATCGCGGAGACAACTGCTTCCCTCCGTTCCGCTTGCGTCCGCTCTGCTGTCGTCCGTCCTAGGATCGAGCAGCTTCAGTCGAAGTCCAGCAGCGTCTTCTGCTCTCCCCAACCGAGTGGCAGATCTGTGCGCTTCGTCAGCGTCTCCGCAGTGAGGTCGACGGGCTGCCTTCCTGCGAGGATCGCCGCGACGATGTCGGGCGCGAGGAAGGCCAGCGGCATCAGGTGACCCACGTAGCGGTGGGTGACGCCTTCCGCCTTGGCGATGTCGCGGAACGAGCCTGCGCGGCCGCTTGCGAGATCCTCGAACCACCGGTGCGCGCGAACGACGGCCTTGATCAGCGCCGGGTCGGGTCTGTGCGCCGCGGGACCCTTTTCCTCGCCGTCGAGGACGAGGCGCATCTCGACGCCGCGGCGCTTGATCCGGGCCGGGATCACGTGACGCACCGCTGGGGCTTCCTCGCCAAGGAAACGCGAGAGATCGATGTGGACGGCGATCTCATTCGGGGCGAGCTCGACGCGTTTCACGAGCTCCAGCGGTGCGCCTGTCCAGTCGCGCACGGCGCCAAGCAGATCCGGAACGCGCTCGGCCTCGATCTCGGCCTCTCGGACCAGCCGAGTCAGGGCCGCGCGATCGGCGAAGAGCGCCGTGACGGCGTCCCCCACGAGGCGTTCGATCTCGCGGGCCGGCAAGCGCCACCCGTGTGTTCGTTCGTTCGCGGTGCTCTCGGCCGATCGCGCGATCAGGTCTCGCGAGACGTAGTAGCGATATCGCCGGCCGGACTTGACCGCGTGGCTCGGCGAGAGAGGCGTGCCGGCTTCGTCGAAGAGCTTCCCCCGGAGCGGGCTGGGCCTGCCCGCGCAGGTCCCCGAGGATCGCTCGCGGGTGTTGGCGGCGAGTCTCGCCTGGACCGCATCCCAGATCTCGGGATCGAGGATCGCCGGGTGCTGGCCCTCATAGGTCTCGCCCTTGTGTGCGATGCGGCCCACGTAGAGCGGGTTGCCGAGCAGGTGGTAGATGTAGCCGCGGGACAGCGGCCTGCCGCCGCGCATCTGCCCCTTCGCGCCAGGGCGGAGCTTGGTGGTGAGCCCCAGGCGATCGGCCTCCTCCTTGACTCGCCGCACGTTCCCCTGCTCGAGATAGAGCTGGAAGACGGTGCGCACGGTCACGGCCTCAGGTTCGTGGATGGTGAGCGTGCGTCCTCTCTGCTCGTAGCCCAGCGGCACGAAGCCCCCCATCCACATGCCCTTCTTCTTCGAGGCCGCGATCTTGTCGCGGATGCGCTCTCCCGTGACCTCGCGCTCGAACTGGGCAAAGGAGAGCAGCATGTTGAGGGTGAGCCGCCCCATCGACGTGGTGGTGTTGAACTGCTGCGTCACGGACACGAACGAGACGCCCTGCGCGTCGAATACCTCGACGATCTTCGCGAAATCGGCGAGCGAGCGCGTGAGACGGTCGACCTTGTAGACGACGACCGTGTCGAGCTTGCGGGCCCGGATGTCGGCCAGCAGGCGCGAAAGCGCCGGACGCTCGAGTGTGCCGCCCGAGTAGCCCCCATCGTCGTAGGCCGTGCGAACCGGCGTCCAGCCTTCTCCGGCCTGGCTCCGGATGTAGGCTTCGCAGGCCTCGCGCTGCGCATCGAGCGAGTTGAAGTCCTGCTCGAGCCCCTCGTCGGACGATTTGCGGGTATAGATGGCGCAGCGCTGGATGCGGCGGCTAGCGGCCGTCACCGCGGCGACTCTTTAGGCCGAAGAACCGAGGCCCCGACCAGCGCGCGCCGGTGATCTCGCGGGCTACGGCCGAGAGCGAGGACCAGGACTTCCCGCGGTACCGCACGCTCTCTTCGAGGACGATCACCTCGTGGATCACGCCTCGCCATTCGCGGAGGAGCCGAGTGCCGGGCTTGATCGGAGCAGAAGCTGCAGACGGCGCGCGTCCGGCGGCAAGCTCGTGGGTGACGCGGGCGAGTCGCTTTCGGGTTGCCGGGTCGAGGCCACCGAGTGCCTGCTCCTGCATCCGATAGGCGACGGCGCGCACCATCAGCGCGCGCCCGAGGCGAGGTCGGGGTGGTGTGCCGAAGAGCGCCTGCCAGCGCTCCTTCAGCGCATCGAGAGGCAGGCTGGGAAGGACCGCGAGGTCGTTCGCGAGCATCTCGGTAGCGGCGGCCGGATGCACAGCGCGGGAGCGCAGAATCTCAACGTCCCGGCGATGCACGTCGCGCAGGCGCAGCCGCTCTGCCGGCATTGGGTCTCCTCGATCGATCGCGCCGCACGAGCTGCGGCGCCACTACCTCCGCGAGCCCCGCCGGGCGCTCCGGTCGGGGCAGGGCGGCCCTCGCTCGAGGGGCCCGGCGTGAGCGTCCCCCATGCACGCTTCGTTGGGGCCGACGAGTCAAGCGCGATTCGCGCAGGCGATGGAGGCGCGAAAGAGGAAGTCACAGGGGGAGTAGGGCCGATCCCTATTGCGACGCGTGCGGCATCGAGACCCGGGAACCGGAGATGCGGAATCCCACTGAGATCGCAATCGCCGCCGACGGGGGATCGGTCAGCAGGGCTTGCCCCGCAGCTCTCGGATTTGGCTGTACTCGTTGATCTTGGGTATGCCGATCGGCATAAGGTTCGGCGGCGGCTTGTGTGTCGCTGCCCACGTAAGGAACTGGGAGACGCTATCGACCTGATCGTCGTGGCGGCCGCCGGGAAAGGCCTTGATCTCGATCTCGAAATCGCCGAGCCAGGGCGCAGCCGCGGGGAGATATACGTAGCCGGCCTCGATCACGGGCGTCTGCGCCTCCATACGCACGACCTTCTCGCCCTGGGGCGGCACGCCGATCGGCCGCAGCTTGCCCTCGCGCTGCAGATCCTGGATCAGATGCGTGCCCGAGCCCGCGTCCTCAATCAGCACGGTCGACGCCTTGTGCGTCTCGGCATGCGCCAGAATCTTGCGGCGGAGTTCGGGGTACTCGAGCCGACATCGCAGCACGTCGAGCAGATAGTAGTCCTTGCCCCGGATCAGCCAGGTGGTGCACACGGAGTAGTCGTTGGCAGCGCTCGCCTTCGAGGCCGTGTCCCAGCTTTGCACGATGCGGTCTCCGGTGCGCCACGCGGGAGCCCGCTCGTAGGTTTTGAACCAGGCCCATTTAATGAGAGCGCCGCCGGGCGGAGCGGGAGCCTGCTGGTACTGCGCCGAGAAGACCTGGCTGCCCATGGCGGCCTTGAGCTCGTCGAGTATCTCCCTGGGCTCGCGCGCGGGATGCAGCAGCTCGCCGGCGGCGCGCCGATAGATCCTGCCCTCGCCGATGGCGATCTCCTGGGGCGCCTCGGCGATGGCCGGGAGCTCGAGATGCGTCCACGGCTCGCCCTTCTCGAGCACGTGGCCGACGAGATCGTCGACGTGCAGGCGCTGCATCACGATCACGATCACGTCGCGGGTCTTGCTGTCGAGACGCGACGACAGCGTGCCGTCATACCATTGGCTGACCGCCCTGCGCCGAGTCTCGGACATCGCCTCGGCAGGCTTCATCGGGTCGTCGATGATGATCAGGTTGCCGCCGCGCCCGGTCAGCGTGCCCTCGACCGAGGTGCTGAGCCGGTAGCCTCGAGCCGTGGTCTCGATCTCGCCCTCGGTGTTCTTCTTCGGATTGATGCGAGTGCGCGGGAAGAGCCGCCGGTACCAGTCGCTCTCCATCACCGCGCGGCAGTCGCGCGCGTGCTTCACGGTCAGCTCCTGCGCGTAACTCACGCATACGATGCGAAGCGTTGGATCGTGCCCCAGGGCGAAGGCCGGGAAGGCGACCGAGGCGCAGATCGATTTCAGGTTGCGCGGCGGCACCGTGATGATGAGCCGACGCGTCTCGCCCTGCAGACACAGCTCGAGATGGTGGGTCATCGCATCGATGTGCCAGTTGTCGAGATACGGATCGGTCCGCACGAGGGTTTGGAAGCAGCGCTGGGTGAAGGCCGCGAGGTTGTTGCGCAGGATTGCGTTCGCGAGGAGAACTCGCTGATCCACGCTCATGAGGGGCTCTCCTGGGAGGTGTCGTCACCGTCCAGCGAGGGGGTCGCGGCCTCGCCTCGCCGCAGCCGCGCTTCGAATCCGCGAATAATCTCGAGCTCGTCCTCCAGCGAGGGCTTCGCGAGATCGTCCGCGACCTCGCCCGTGTCGAGGAGGCGCATCATCATGGTGAGCAGCAAGCTGGCCGCACGGGCATTGCCCTTCAGGGTTTGCGCCATCAGGGTCTTGATCAGGGCGCGCTGCTTGCTGACCTGCTTGGCCTGCTCGCCCTCGCGCACGAGGATGCGCTCGCCGAGCTCCTCGATCAGATCGGCCTTTAGGTTCTTCGTGCCCTTGGGGCGACCCTTCGGGTTGCCGGAGCAGCCGGGCTGAAAGCGGGTGTCCTTCGGCGGCCTGCCGTAGCCGACCTTGTAGTCGCCGGCGTTGCTCTCTTCTTGCGGAGCCTTCTTCTTCATCGCACCGGCTCCTCGCGCAGCTCCTGCTGGGCATCCGAGAAGGCGGCGCCCACGGGCTCGCAGGCACGCGCCCGTTCTGCGGCCACCTCGGCAAACGTCATGCCGCTCTCGACGTGCACGGCCTCGAGACCCGCGTGCTCCGCAAGCCGCCGTATCGCGACGTCGACGTAGCGCGGCTCGATCTCGAGGCCGTAGCCGATGCGACCTGTGCGCTCGGCGGCGAGCAGCGTCGTGCCAGATCCCGCAAAGCCATCGAGCACGATGGCCCCTCGCCGCGAGCAGTCGAGGATCGCGTCGGCGACCAGGCGGACCGGCTTCACGGTCGGATGCATCGAGAGCGCCTCGGCGCGCCCGGCTCCGAAGCTGTTCACGCCGGCATAGCGCCACACGTTGGTTCGCGTGCGCCCGAAGCGGCCGAGCTCGACGTTGTTGACGTGCGGGGCGCCTCCCACCTTGAACACGAAGACCAGCTCGTGCTGCGACCGATAGAGCGAGCCCATGCCGGCGTTGGTCTTCACCCAGACGCAAACGTTTTTCAGCTCGCTGTAGACGCGTCGGCCCGCAGCGAGCAGCTCGCCCGTGTGTCGCCAGTCCATGCACACGAAGTGGATGGCGCCGTCGGCGCTGGAAGCTGCGTGACGGCCAAGTGCGGTCTCGAGGAAGGCGACGAACTCGGCCTCGCTCATCTCGCCCGAGGCCATCGCGAACTCGGCATGCTTTGCGCGGCCGAGGCCCGAGACGTGGCCCTCGATCGGGACGTTGTAGGGCGGGTCGACGAACACCATCTGCGCCTTCCGGTTCTCCACCAGCCGGGCGTAGGCGGCGGTGTCCGTCGCATCGCCGCAAAGGAGGCGATGAGGACCAATCGACCACAGATCTCCGCGGCGCGAAACCACGGGGGCCTCGGGATCGATCTCGGCGATCTCGTCGGCGGAATCCGGCGCCTCGCTGCTCGCGGCGTCACCGATCAGCAGGTCGATCTCGGCGGTCTCGAATCCGATCACCTCGAGGTCGAAGCCGAGATCGAGCTCGGCGAGCTCCTGCAGCTCGATCGCGAGCAGATCGCGATCCCAGCCTGCGTTCTCGGCCAGCTTGTTGTCAGCAATCACGTAGGCGCGGATCTGCGCCTCGGTGAGATGCTCGAGCGCAAGCGTCGGCACCGCCTGCATGCCGAGAAGCTTCGCGGCTCGCACGCGACCATGGCCGGCGATCACGGTGCCCTTCGAGTCGATCAGCACGGGATTCGTGAAGCCGAACGTCTCGATCGAATCCGCGATCTGGCGGATCTGCTTCTCGGAGTGCGTGCGCGGGTTGCGCCGGCGCGGCGTCAGCGATGCGATCAGGCGCTCCTCGATCCGGAGGTCGCGAACCTCAGAGGCAGCTGACGACGAGTCCGGAGAGCGACGGACACTGTCCAGTTTCGATCGCTCCGGGTGAGGCTCGCCGGCAACGACTGCCGGCTCGCCCCCTGTAGAGCGCGCGCCGAGCTCATTGCTTTCCTGGTCCTGCATGCCTGCACCGCTCCGCAACATGGGCTTGTGGAGAAGTCTAAGTGCCTGACCAGGAAGAGAAAATTCGTCCAGAGAATTTTGGACGGGTTTTCAGCGGGCCTTGCGCGGGCGGCCGGATCTCCGGAGGTGTTCGAGGAGATCGGGCGGCACGCCCACATCCGCGATCACGCCCGTCTGCGGCCAGCTCGGCTCGTGCTCCGGCGGCGCCCAGTCTTCAGGCACATGCCAGACCTCGGCTGGAAGCGGTGGCTTCGCTTTGGCTCGACTAGGCAGCCAGGTCTGGCCCCACTCACGCAGGATCTCCGCCTCTGCCAGGAAGAACTGGAAGTCGTGCCAGCCGTCGTATCCCACTTCTGGGCGCGACGCGAACCGTCCCTCGCGGATGCACCAAGCGCCCCACAGATGCGCGACCGAGAGAAAGCGACTCCGGGCGTCCCATAGCGCCGAGCGCGAGCCAGGAACCCTGTGTCTCGCGGTGGTCAGCTCGGCCAGCCTGATCGCATTCTCCCACGACGCGAGGCCAGGATCGGTGTTGAAGAGCGCAAATAGCGTCTTGAAAAGCTCGCCCGTTGCAGTCGCGTCCCACCAGCGACTCTCGAGATCGTCGAGACGCGCCCCGGAATCCGAGGCGATGCTCGACAGCTCTTCGTATCTCAGAGCTTCTCCGGCCTCGTGGAAACGCCGGAGTGGCTCCGCAAGGTATTGAGCGGCGAAAGCTCTCGCTCTCTTCCGGTCTGCTTCGTCCTCGCCCGGATACAGCATCACGCCGAGCGTCGCGGCGAAGGGTTCGGGATGGTTCAGAGGTAGAATCGCCATCATTGGGCCGAGCGGGCTCACCTCCTAACCTTCGTCCTTATCACGCCACTGCCTCCAGCCCCCGAGTAGCAGCAGCGGCCCCAAGACAATCCAAATCGGCCATATAAGGAAGATCAAGATCGTGGACGACGCGTCCTTAAAGTCGCCAGGTGAGAGCTTCGCGACCACGCAAGTCACCACGAAGCCAACAGCGAGGTAAAGGAACATTCCGTCAGGCGTCACACTATCATCCCCCCATTCCGTCTCATACGTTCGGTCGCGCTGTCGCCAACCTGAGCGGAACGAACCCCGCCAAACAGGCGCAGGTACACCCTGGCCGATAACGTCATCTTGGATGGCCTGCTGAGCGTCCAGGCGTAGGATGGGCTGATGGCTACGGCCGACCAAATCAAGGCCTTGATCAAGAGCCATGCGGAGGGCGACGACGCTCGCTTCTTCGCAATAGCGATGCAGATGGCCGCGCACGCAGCCCGGCAGGGCAAGTCGCGGTTCGCTGACGAACTCCGGCGGCTCGTGGATCGGGCAAAGACCGATCAAGCCGGCTCGCGACGCAGAACCAAGCCGGTACCGATGGTCCAGCCGCGCGGAGAGCTGAGCGGCCTGCTGAGCGCCGGTTACCCGAGCACGCGCATCCCGGACATGGTCCTGGACGAGACGGTGCGGAGGAAGCTCGAGCGCGTGGTGCTCGAACACCGCCAACAGCACCGACTACGCGCGCACGGACTTGCCCCCCGGCGCAAGCTTCTGCTCATCGGACCTCCGGGCACCGGCAAGACGATGAGCGCAGCTGCTCTTGCAGGGGAGCTCCATTTTCCGCTCTTCACGATCTTGTTGCACGGGCTGATTACGAAGTTCATGGGTGAGACGGCGGCGAAGCTGCGGCTGATCTTTGACGCTATCTCCGAGACCCGCGCCGTGTACTTATTCGATGAGTTCGACGCCGTGGGTGGCGACCGAGCTGCCGAAAATGACGTCGGAGAGATCCGTCGCGTCTTGAATTCGTTTCTCCAGTTCCTCGAGCAGGATGACTCGGAGAGCCTGATCGTGGCGGCGACGAACCATCCACAGCTGCTGGACCGCGCCTTGTGGCGACGCTTCGACGACGTGATCAAGTTCGAACTGCCGTCTCCTAGTCGAGCGGTCGAAACGATGCGGAGTCGCCTGGCACTGTTCGATACGAAGGAAATCGACTGGGATGAGCTGGCGAAGGAGTGCCACGGTCTGAGCTATGCAGATATCGTGGGTGCTTGCGAGCACGCCGCCAAGCTCTCAGTGCTCGACGAACGAACTCGCATCGATCCCGAAGAGTTGGCGAGCGCCCTACGGGACCGTGCGGTATCACACATCGGCCGCAGCTAGCCCGGTAGCCTGAGCGATGGCGGATCGCGATCGGCGTCATCTCTTCGTACCGGACTCCGCACAAGCCGAGTCCTACCAGCGTCGCCGCCAGAAGATCCCGCCGATCCAGTATCCACATCGCAATCGCCGGGAACACGGCCGACTGCTTCGTCGCGAACTCACCGCGGCTGCAGAGGAGGGCCATGCTCGCCGCGACGCGATCGCGGTCCACGTCGAGGGCGCGCATCCGGGCTTGTACTTCGAGTTCGAGAGTTTCGCCGACAGCCCCGTGCCGTTGCGCGTGGAGAGTCTCGAATCGACTCGCGCAGGTATTGAGGTCGTCATGGTCCGAGAGGAGGAGGGAGTACAGCGCGCGGTCGTCTTCGTCCCGGACGGCCAGCTGAAGTACTTCTTGCGCCGAATCGAGCAGTATCTCGAGGAGAACACGGCAAAGGGAGAGCCCAAGCACAAGCCTCTGATCGAGAGCATTGGGGGAGTCCGGCTGGCGACGCTCCGAGCTCTCTGGACTGACGAGGCTTCCCTCTACCCCGGGCCCGAGGAGTCGATCTGGTGGGAGATCTGGCTTCGGCGCACGGATGGCCAGGAGCTGGAGCGGCTCCGAGCGTACGCGGAGCAGGCAGGGCTGACATTGCGACCTCAAACGGTCTCATTCCCGGATCGGGAGGTTGCTCTCGGCCATGGGCCCGTAACGGCGCTGTCGGGCTCTCTCGACGTGATGAACGACATTGCCGAGCTGCGCCGCGCGAAAGTCGCAGCCTCTGAGTTCCTGGATCTTCCGCCCCCGCAACAAGCTGCACGGGCCCAGGAGCTGGCCGACCGTATCGTCCGCGCTCCGGCGAATGCGCCGGCTGTGTGTCTCTTGGACACGGGTGTGAACCACGGTCATCCCATCCTCGCAGGTTCCATGAGCGACGCCGATCGACACACCTACGACCCGACATGGAGCATCGATGATCGGAACGGCCATGGGACCCAGATGGCTGGCCTCGCACTTCTGGGCGATCTGGCGCAGGTCCTTCCAACGACCGGGCCCGTGATGCTCGCCCATGTGCTTGAGTCTGTGAAGGTCCTGCCGGACGACGGCAGTAACCCACCAGACCTCTACGGGCACGTGACGACCGAGTCTGCGGCCCGTGCGGAGGTCGGCGCTCCCCGCCGCAGTCGCGTGTTCTCGTTGGCCGTCTCAGCCGAAGACTGGCGCGATCGAGGCCGACCGTCATCGTGGTCGGCCGCGATCGATCAGCTTGCCGCCGGCGTGGGCGAAGTGGGCGGTCCCAAGCGGCTGTTCTTCGTTTCCGCGGGCAACCTCCGCGGCCAGCCTCAAGCGAACCACCTAGCAGCGAGCGATACCGAGAGCATCCACGACCCTGGTCAGGCCTGGAATGCGATCACGGTCGGGGCCTGTACGGATCGGTTCAATATCGTGGAACCGGGCCTCGCTGAGTGGACGCCGCTGGCCCAGCCTGGCGAGCTTTCGCCATCGAGCACGACGTCCCTCACGTGGGAAGCGCAGTGGCCCCTTAAGCCGGAGATCGTCCTTGAGGGAGGCAACTGGGCTCTGTCACCGAACGGCCAGGACACGGACTGCCCCGAAAGCCTCTCGCTTCTGACGACGCATCATCGGCCCGATCAGCGCGCGTTTGCCGCGACGGGTGACACCAGCGCCGCCACGGCACAAGCTGCGCGCATCGCGGCCAATGTTCGAGCGGCGTATCCCGACTGGTGGGACGAAACAATTCGTGCTCTCGTCGTGCACAGCGCTCGGTGGACGCGACCAATGAGGGAGCGGCTCGAAGGAGCAACGAGCAAGACCGCGCGAGGTCAATACCTGAGGCGCTACGGGTTTGGCGTACCCGACGAGCGC